AGCATCATCCACATGGCACGGACGTAATCGCCGGCAAATCCCCAGTCGCGTTTCGCGGCCAAGTTGCCGAGCGCAAGACGATCCTGTTTTTCTGCTTTGATCATCACTGCCGCCCTAGTAATTTTCCGCGTGACGAACTCTAAGCCGCGCCGTGGCGATTCATGATTGAACAGAATACCGGAGCAGGCGAACGTGCCGTAGCTGCGCCTGTGAACCTCAACGAGGCGGTGTCCCGCTGTCTTGGCTACTCCGTAGGGTGATTGCGGGTTGAACGGCGTTGTCTCACTTTGCGGCGTCTCCAGTACCTCTCCGAACATTTCAGAGGATGACGCCTGGTAGAATCGCGCATCGGGCTGGATCATCCGAATGGCTTCCAGCAATCGGCCAACTCCGCCGGCCACGATATCGTTTACCTTTTCCGGTTGCGACCATGAATCAGGGACAAACGACATAGCTCCCAGGTTGTAAACTTCATCGGGCTGCGCCGTTTCGACGGCCCTAATCAGAGACACCATATCGCCCAGGTCGCCACTGATAAACTTCACCTTGTCGATAAGGTGCGCGATCCGCAACGTTGACGGCGTGGACGTTGGACGCACCAGCCCATAGACCTGATAGCCTTTTCCGAGCAAAAACTCCGCAAGGTACGAGCCATCCTGTCCGGTGATCCCGGTAATCAGTGCGGTTTTTATCATGCTCCACCTTCCTTGCCGGCCAGCAACGCGGCCTTGATTTCCGCTAACGCGCCGTTGAGGTATCCTGGAAAAATCTTGTCATACCCATCTTCGCCGTCGCGGTGCCTACCGTAAACGACAGCCTTTGCGTAGTGTTCAAGTACGTCAATCGCCGCAACTCCGTTGGAGGTACACAGCACGTTGCGGATGTGGACGTCCGTTATGGTCTCGTACTTCTCAGCCACGGCTTGGTACGCCTCAACAATTTGTGGATAGATGACATCCACGGTGGGGTACTCCATCCCGAAGTACGTGAGGTTGCACAAGTTGACCGCGGGGTCGGTGTCTGTCAGGTCCACGTTACCATCGAGCACCCAATTTCTCTGTACACCGCCGTACCCGAGAGTGTGACGCCGACCGCCGTAGGCAAGCCCCGAGTGTGTGAGATACCCGACCAGATTCTCAGAGTAGAAGCGAGTATTCACGCAACAGTAAATGTCACGCTTCATGGTGGGGTCGGTGGACGACGGGGCTTCGCCGATCTTTTTGACGTTGTTATAGAATCGCCGGAGATACTTGTCGACCGGCTGAATGGACACCACCGTACCCACCGAACTTGCAGCACCGGACTCTTCCAGTGACGGGAACTCAACAATCAACAAGGGGCTGATTCGTGAGAATACGTTGAGGACTTCAAACAGTTCTTTGGGCGGATAGTATTCCAGAACATTCAGCGCAACAATGACATCAATTCGGTTTACCGAATATTGCAGCTTCAAGAAATCGAAGATGTCCATCTTGTGAGATGTCAGCACCACGTTGGGTGTTCCATTTTCAAGCAACATGTCACGTTGTAGCTCCCACCGTGCGGGTACAGACTCCATGCTCCACACCATGCTGTTATTGATTTCTTCGGCAATACGTTGACTGAAATACCCGGCATTACTCCCCAGGTCCATCACCACAGAGTTTGCGGGGATGTGCGGTTTGATTGTGTTCCATCGGCCGTCGCAGTCACGCCAACCTGGATAAACGATTTCACCTTTGACACGAACATCCTGGTAGATGTCGCCGTAATGCTCGGTTGGTTTCAAGTGGTTCATTATTGTGCCTTCCATATGTACGTCGGCCCCTGTGCGTATCCAATTGGACCAGCGACCCTTATGTACCCTAGCGGCCCGAGCAGCCGTGATATTTCTTCCGCCTCTGCATTCGGTTCCTGATCCCACCCGATTGAACATTCGCAAACGATGACGGGCTTGTGTTTTTTAATTGCTTCCATCCCCGATTGCAGAGCAGCAACTTCATCGCCTTCGATATCAAGTTTGATAAGGCCGATGTTTGAAACGTCGGCCAGCAGGTCGTCCAAACGGGCGCATGGCACCGTTATTGTTCGCCCTGATAAATTGACATCCGACGCCACTTGCCCCGCCTTCGGCAATTGCGAACGTCCCATGTTGATATCACCGGCAAGCCACATTTCAATGCTTGTCGCGTCACTATCCACAATGGCGAAGCTTTTCACTTCCCACCGTTTTCCTATAGGAGCGTTTTGAACAAGATTCTTTTTGATCAAGTCGGCAAGAGCCGGAATTGCCTCAATTGAAACAAGTTCAAACGACGGACATTCAGCAGCAAAAAATACTGAGTGGTTGCCGATGTTCGCGCCCACATCAACGTAAGTTCCACCGATACACATATTCCTAATCACTTGCAGCTCTTCGAGTTCGTAGAACGTCTGGGCGATTGTGATTGACTTGAATACGATCTCGTTTTCAGCCCAGCCTTCGAGCGTGTAATTTTTGCCTTCGTGTGTGATTGTCACGACGTTTCGTTTTTCGTCTTCTTTGTGGAAAGAAAACGTTAGATTCATGTTCAACTCGGCCACTTCCAGACGGTCAATGAAAAACCTGTCTCGGTTATGTGACCGTCCGTAGGATGTTTCCAGATCAGAACCTTTCACCCAATAATCGAAACTTTGTTTTGCGAAACCTCGCAGGTGCTCAGGATCGGTCCAGACCGCTTCGGGATAAGCCGCGCTCGGCGACTGCACGAACATATGACCGCCGGGCTTACACACTCGAATCATTTCATTGATCGCGCCGACGCAATCGGGCATGTGTTCGAGGATATCAATTGCAAGAATTTCATCAAAGGTGTCGTCGGGGAACGGCCATGGAAAGCGGGAGAGATCGTGTACAACGTTGTTCCCAAAATCCATTAAGTCAGCATTCACAATGTCATATTCAGCGAGCCCCGGAAAACGCCCTACTATTTCAGCATTGCCGCTTCCCAGATTCAAACATTGTTTGCTCATGACTGGCCTTTCGTCATGGCCTTCGGCTGTGATGATGTTCAACACATCACGCATCCGGTGCATGTAAGTATGATTCCGCCGTACGTGTTCGAAACACTTACGACGTTTTTCCTCACGCTCCGCGTCGTGTTCCAAATAGTAATCAATCAATTTCTTCAACTCGGAAAAGTCTGTTAGTTTACCCTGTTTGTTATCGAACGTTGTAAGCAAATCGCCGGGGAAGAATCTTTCGAGCCCTGGAATCATTGGTGCGATAAGGAACCCACCGCGGCCCGTCGTCTCGAAGTACCTATCACTCCAATAATTAGGAACCCAGATACTGTCACCGATGGCAATCTTCGCGCTCGCATATAAATCATTCAGGTCTTGATTGCGTGCGTCACGCCCATCTACCCACATTTGAAACCGATCACCATAAGTATCTTTCAGCCATTCAATCAAACGTTGGCGGAACGGCCACTCCCTAGGATAGTGTTTGTAAGAACCGACAAAAACAATGTCCGCTTTCATCTCTTCCCGCGGGATGCCGAATGTCGCCTCAGAGTGCAGAATCCCAGGTGACAAATGATAGTGATTGATTCCCCTGGCTTTGAAGAAGTCTTGATGTCCACCATCGGCGGTGAATACAAAGTCCGTCGCCCAAAATGGATTGTCGAGTCTAATGTCAGCTTCACGAGCAAGGCCGACATAAAGATCAAGATGCAATGACGCCGTGGTGATCCCCGCTTCTTTCAGTTGAGACAGCAACCATATACCATCATGATCGCCGGCCGAATTCATCCCCCATGTACGGGTATAAAACCAAAGGTCACAATCTAGCGAGCGTTTAAAAATATCATCAACGGTGGGGGATGCAATGTTATCCAAATCCCGTTCTTGAATTGCAACAACGGTGTGGCCGAGTGCTTCAAGGCTTTTCTTGATATGAACTTCGGTGCAATGTCTGTGAAGAAAGTTCCCGACGTAAGCGATTCGTAGTGGGTTTTCCGTTATCAGTGAAAAATAATCATTCATCGAAAATCATCCTCTTGATTGCAGGAAGCATTCGTTTCCAACTAATTGCGTCGGCCATTCGGTTTGCAAGTTGTGATTCGACTCTAATGTCTCGGCCCGCCCAATTGTCAATCGTTGCTGCAATGATTTTCGGTGACTGCTCGGCAATTTCAACGGTTCGGCGAAGTTTAAAAGGCTTCACACTTCGAGGGGCAAATAGCCAGTGTGGCGGTAAAATTGTGTTCTGTGGAATCATATCAGTCATCAGCACAGGCAACCCACACGCAAGGGCCTCGTTCATCGGCAGGGACATTCCCGCGTAACGACGCGGGTGTAAAAAGATGTCGCCCTCTGTCCAATTGTCTTCCGGGTTGTCCTTGCATGACACGTCCACAGTCACACGCGGATCCGTGATTTGTGGTATCTCCTGAATGGATCGAAGAATGAAACGAACATCTTGGTTTTTCACAAGCGGGATCGCGGCAAGCAGCGCTTTCACGCCGCCGCGATCTTCTATCAAATGAGGGTGACCGAGAACGGAAACAAACGTCTTAGCCTCTGTCCTTTCACGATACACAAACCGGTCACGATCGATCGGCATGGGGATAAATGTTGCGCTGCCTTCTTCTCGATGAATATCTGTCATGTGCCAGTTGACGGGCATCCACAACACATCCGCACGGCCGGGGAGCGGATTGTCAAGGTACTCATAATCCACCATCATTATCGTACGGATTCCGCGTTTCCGCGCCATGTCGAACAACGCCCAATTGTAGGGCGTTTCGAATGTCACGATCACGTCAAGGTCTTCCATCCATGATTCAAGGAGTTCATTGGGTAGGCATGGATCAACGCTGTATCGTACTATCTCAGGATTGATTCCTGGGAACGCTTCAAGATTGATCGGGTCGTGTCCGACATCGATGATGATGGACTTGTCCGGTTTGATGTACTTGTAAAAGTCTTGGCTAATTCGTGCCAGGCCACCATGATCGGCCCTCAATATCATACCGAGTCGGGGCGTATCGGTTAGTGATAAACGACGTGGCGCGAGCACGATTTCAACTTTGGGTTTGGCTTTAACCTCAACTGACAGCGGCTCAGTCTTTGAATCTTTAGCTGAGTGGCTCTTTCGCTGCCAACGAACACGGCCCCCGCGCCGACTGGTCCGCGGTTCAACGGGCGGTTTCTTTTTTTCCCAACGGACCCCTGCGCCGTTGGGTCCGCGCTGACTGGTTCGTTCAGTTGGTATTTCTTTCTTCTTCCAGCGAACACCGCCGATGCTTGATTTGCGATTGGTCCGCGGTTCTATGGATGGTTTCTTTTTCGGGAGCGGCTTTTCAGCAAGGTCACTAGTACGAGCGTTATCAAAAATGTTTCTGTTCCATGTGACCGGAGCTATCGGCGACGGATCAAGGTGTTTGTGTTTCCAATCATGCCACGCTGCGATCTCTACAATACGGTTAGTCGTATAATCACCGATGCTGTCGGGGTCGATGTGTTCACGATAACACACAAACTCGTCCTGGGCGACTTTGAAAATTGCGCCGGCGCGTTGCAACCGGCACCACAGATCGAAGTCTTGCGCGGGCCCTTTTTGCGTGTAACCGCCGATTGATAAAACCTGATAGCGATACATCATCACGGTCGGGTGAGCCACGCACCAGGGCTGCGCTTCAATTGCGACGGCTGGATTCAACGCCAACACGTTCGTTGGCTTGCCACTCAACAAAGACATCTGGCCAGACACCACATCGGCGTCGACCATCATAGGCAACTGTAACGCCAGCCGCCCATCGGGCATGATATCATCGGCGTCGTGCCGAGCAATGATGTCGGCCCGTGCCGCACGAATGCCGACGTTCAACGTCTCACTAATTCCACCCTGAAGTTTGTGAAGTAGTACGACGACCGAAGGGTTCTCAGCCGCGATCCTGTCTAATTCGAGCAGTGTGTCTTGACGGTCGGAACCGTCGTCAACAATCACCAACTCGAACGCCACCCCGCGTTGTGACAAGATCGACTCGACCGATTCACGAAGCCACGCCGGATCGGTGTTCCACACAGGCACCACGACAGAAACTTCGAACCCCTTCGGTCGCCGTACTACGCCATCAGTTCGCTTTGCGTAAACCGTTTCATATCCTGCAATCATTTTCCCGAGCGGGAATTGTTCGACGGCCCGAGCGCGAGCTTTTTTCCTCAATGCGCTGAATCGTTTTTTGTCCTTTGCCAACGCTTCAATCTCAACGAAGAACTGCGAATCATCATCCGCAGCGATATCAACATCGATCAGGATTCCAGCGTTGCCAACTGTGTCAGGTAATCCTTCAATGGCGCGGGCGACCACCGGCACACCACACGCCATCGCTTCAAGGGCGACGAACGATACTGAGTCATTTTCCGATGGAATAACTAACACGTCCATCTGCTGATATTGCTCAGGCATTTCATCGGGTAAAACGTCATCAAGCATTTCCACACAGGGGATCGCGGCAAGCGTTTCGCCGAGCGCTTCCGTGTGGGGGTTCAGCGCCCCATGGCCAACGAACCGAACGATGAAATCAGCGGGGGCGTTCCATTCGGAAAGAGCAGTTACAAACGACAGTGGTAACTTCTCAATGGACCGACGACCAACGAAACCGATGACAAACGGCTTGGATGCCTTCCGACGCTTCGCCGGTTTGAACAAGTCGATGTCAACGCCGTGACGTACAATGCGATATTCAGAAACATTGTTAGGACAGATCGGCACGATCCACGGAGCGGCGTTTTTGTTGTGGTCCCAACAGTGGCACGTCCCAACCCTTTTGTAGCGACCCTGGATAAACTTCATCATCCATGTACTTTTCGGATGATGATGATGGACGATGTCGGGTTTGATTTCTTGGAGGATCGCCTGGGCATGATCGGACTGATCGAATTTTCTAACTTGAACATTATGCGGCAACGTATGTGACCATACGTCATCATGAGACCGATCATTCGGAGCAATGATGTATACGTCGCAGAACGTTGAAAACGCAGACGCCAACGTAAAAAGAAAACGCTGTGCCCCGCCAGTTGTCAACTGCCAGGGGAAAAGGTGAGCAATCGCGGGGCGGCGATTCATGTAAAGTCTCCTGTCGTTTACCGCTTAGCCAACTTTTTAACAACGGCCAAGATTTCGTTAAGTTGACCGTTCGGGTTGCTCAGTTTGATGTCGGCCCGAAGTTCGTTGACACTGTCAATGATTTCTTTGTGGGCCATCGGACAATGATCTCGAAGGATTCCACCCACAACCGATTGAGTCTTTTCAACATCTGCATCTGAAATCCATTTCTTGATTTTGAAAAGCGACAAGGTTATCCCTACCATGATTCCCAGCAGCTTCAATGCCGCTAGTCCATACGTTGAAACAAAGATGCCAAATTCAGAAAACAGATTCTCCACTTTTTGCTCCTTGCCATATGATGTATTGCTTATTGAAAAACTACATTGTTCCGCATGACACAATGCTGTTTACCATGAATGAAAGGAAAACGATCACCGCCAGTGTCCAAAGAAATTGCTTCATGGTCTACCCCGTAACGAAAATAATTAGTCAAGAGCATTCGGGCCGATGATAACCGTTCCGGCGATTTTCGTCCCGGTTGCACCAAGTGACATTTGCGGAACAAAGGTCACAGCCTCCAGATCAACAACAATGAATATCTTGTCACCAGAACAGTGAGTCCCTCATCTTATATCCCTTCGACGGCGCAAACCGTGCCGAAAATGCTAAATGTCAGCAGCGTAAAAACCCTTTGCAAGGAAACGTTTGTCGTATCAGATGCCCGCGTATGGTAAACCGCGAATCTGAAATTATGATCTAGGTTCGCCATAATGGTATGGGTTCCGCCAATCGAAATTCCGAACGTCCCGTTAGCCTCAATTTCAGTTCTCGCGATAACTACGGGAGTGTAGGAAGACGGGAAGGTTGAGGCGCTTTCTTGCAAAACAAGATATACCTTTTCGCCAGCAAGCCACGCATGATCTAGCGTTTTGACGTGGCAAGAGAACCGCGTGGGCATTTCCTCGTTGGTGGTATGCGTTTTTGTGAAAACGATGATCCCGTTTGTGATCGTTACAAAGTTAGAATCGGATTGCTCGAAATCAACAGTTGTAAGACCGGACGGAGCGATGCCGGTTTGGTCTGCGTCAAGATCAGCATTGGCGTAAACCTGTTCTTGTTTACGAAAGTCCACGGCCGCGTCAATGATTGCGGCCCTGTCAACTGAATCGCCCTTCAATTGACTTGCGCCGATAATATCAGCGCTATGCGTTCCGTCGATCTCGTGTTCCTCGGTCGCCGGATATCCCTGCCAACCTGTATCAGTGCTGTATTGTTCTTCTACGCCCACACCCTTTGCCGTACAAATGTTACCGAAGATTTCGTTACGTGGAGTTCCAAACGTCTGGAAATTGATTGCATCAGCAGCCGCCGCTGCCGCACCCGAAACGTTCACCGTATTGTGAAGAACTCGGCACAGACTCTGTTCGAGTGTCGTCGGATCGGTGTAGATTCCAGAGAGAAATGATCCGATAATCTCGTTATAAAGAATTTCGAGATTGTAGTTATTGCCGAAATTGCAATTGATCCCAGACCGCAAATCAGCTGTTGCACGGTTCGACAAGAAACAACATCGTTCAACTCGGCACCGGTACGTTGTGCCGATTCGCATAAGGTCTCGAACGGACGGGTCGGTATCAATCGGCATGTTATCTGCGTTGAACATAATGCCAGACATCCGCGCTCGGTAAAGAAAGATCGTATACGTTGCGGGCGGAGCCGTGATGTCGAGTACCACGGGCTCTTGTGACATTGACACAAGATGTGCCGTCCGAAATTGAGACCCAGGGTCAAGCGGCGTAACCGACATATTCTTGAATAAATAGTATCCGGCATTGACGCCTGTGGTGATCTTGAGCATTGACAAGACCCCGAAATCTGCGAAGTTCTGCGCGGCATCTGTAGTGTCGCGAACCGTACCGCCAATTGAAACGAAGTCGAGTGTGCCGGTAGCATAACCGAGCATACTCACCGTCATACCGTAAGCAGCAAGTTGCCCCTTAGGGCTGGACGGCGTGGTGATTAGTGAACGAGAACCGGATGTTAAATGAACACCAGACTTCAATTTCAATTGCGAAGGCATCCATTCCCATTCAAACGAACCATGCCAATCTCCGGAGACTTCAACAACGCCACCTTGCCGCGCTGCGAGAACGTTTATGGCCACCTGGATACCGATCAAACCCACATAGTTTTCCCCGACCGTTGACCCGTAGCGGCCTCGGACGAAAATGTGATTCTTGTTCATCGATATCTGGGGAGGAGAAATAATGCCGTAGTCATCTGGCAAATAGATCGAATAGGCCACCGCATCATTTTCAATGAGAACGAAACACATAATGTGATGTTCGTTTGTTAGTGACGCCGCACCAGTTCCGTAGACGTCTTCGATATACGCCCACTCCCATTCGTTTGCAGATTCGTCAAAGCGCCAACACACGGCATCCATCCGGAAGGCGTCAACCGTTTCGGGGAGCAGTCCGATTGGCGAATACGTTCCGCCAGCAAACGGCAACCTCTTTCCAGTGACGGTAGTAACAACGAATGAGCCAATTGTGAAGGTGGGCATGGTCGCCATAACCACAGTGACGGTGGGCTGTGCCCACAAGCCGTCTGTGATGACGTCGGCGAACAGCCGGTTGAAATACTTCTCCCACCGCCAAGCGTTTTTGTTCAACCAGTTCTGATAGTCAGACGGTGGAACATCTTCGTTTATCCAGCCAAGGTCTTTTTTCCCTTCAGCCGGTTCCGTGATGTGCGCAGTTGTCGACGCCCACTCCGTAAGCTTTGCAGGAATGCCGATATCTTCATCGTAAGCAGTACCCATGTTTATTCTCCGGCCAGAGTGCTGGCATATAATCCTTCATCGTATCCGACGCCAGCGGTGTCAAATCGGAAGCTGTCCGTTGACGTGTTGACTAGATCAACTCGAATCCCGGCCGCCGCGCATCGGTCCATAATAGACGAAAGGTTCTCAGCGTTCAAGACCGCTCCGTCGAAATATAGAATTATGGCTGCCGGGAAACATTCTGATAGCCGAACGTCAATGGAATCAGTCAAAGCCTTGATAACAAAAATCAGCGTATCGGCTTCACCTTGCGACAAGATGAAACGAATCCACGCTTTCAAATCCAAGCGATATCCCACATCGGTCTGGCTTGTGTATCGGGACAAACCGAGGATTCTCCCGATGCCGTCGAGTTGTTCCCCGACCGCCTGCTTTCCTGTGAACTCAGCCGTTAGGGATCGCTCCGTTAGGACCTCAAAAAATGTATCCTCCAATGTCTGAATCTCAGTTGCGAACACGGTCACCAATGACTCGAATCGACCTTTGCCGACTAGCGTTCCCGCAATACGCGCAAGTGTTTTTTTAATGTGGTCGGTGATTTGATCAACATTCAAATCAGACACTAGTGACCTCTACCGTTGTTCTGGTTGTGCCGAGATCGCCATTCTCGGAACGAGCAATATCAATGTTCGATTCGCCGCCCGAAGGCGCGGGTGACCACCGCGTTTTTGACAAGCGTACCGTGATTGAAACGATTCCATCACTGGCCTCATTGACCGGCGTGAAATACCGCGAGATAACGACATCCTTGCCGATGGTTTGGTTCGCTTCGGCGTAGGCTAGAACGTTAGCAACGACAGCAATCGCGTCACCAGTATTCGGCGTATCGTCGACCACCTCCATCAACGTGTCGTCGTCGATCACAACGCTGAAAGCATTGCCTTCGAAGTCGGACTCTAGCCAAAAATAATCTTCGCCAGCGGGGTAAGTCGCCGTGGCAGGAACCCAGTCGCCTGAATTGATGGCAGAAGCAACCCCCGCGGCGATATCCGCTTTAGTATCAAGCGCGACCTTTGTGTAGGAGAAGTCCGTGCTTTGAATCGATAGATCATAATCGGTTCCAGTGTTGAGTAGAATTTTGACTTTGACTTTCTGATCACTGCCAACATTGAACTCGGAACCATCGACATTGATTTCAATATGAACCCAGATGTTGATATCCGATGGACGGCTGAACGTCACGTCATGCCCGTAACCTTCATCATCGGTCACCGTTTCTGTGACCACATCATCGGACGTTCCGCACGTCTGAATCCCTGCGGGTTTGAGCGACCAGATTAGCTCCGCAATTTCTGTATCGTCACCGCCCTTGACGACACACTCGATCGAATGCGGCGGGCGACCATCGGAGTCAATCGAATCGGTGTCATTCTCAATCACAGAAACTTGTTCGACGCCGTCGATATTTTGCAGAAGGTTCGCGTACATTCCGCCCACCGTGGATTTTCCGCCAACTTGTAGGCTCTGCAAGCGCCGCAGCCGCAAATTATAATCGATTTCGGTGTCGTCGCCCAGGACGGCGTCCTTAGCATTCGCGCAAGAAGTCCAGCCTGTGACTTTTGTAATTATGTCTGTCAGCGTATTAGCCGAAGCTGCAATCGGCCCGAGTTCATCGGAATAACAAACTACCTCGACCGTTCCGCCGACACCGATCACCGACGCAACCGATGTGTAAAAGCGGTTGCTTCCTGGAACTGTTGAAATGTATTTGTCAACACCGATCGTAGTGCCGGGTGTTCCAGTGCACGTCAACGTCACGACTGACCGACTTGACGAACGGCGTTCGACTCCGATCATTGCGCAGACGTTATCCAAAGCTGCACCGGCGGCAGAGTCCGGATACATTGCATCATAAACTGCTTGTGCCAATTCCCATATAAGCGCTTCACGCTCCGCGAAAAGGCCGATCAATTGACCTAGCGGCCCGTCCGCTGATAAATTGACAGCCGTACCCCAGCTCGTTGCGGATTTTAAGGCAGTTTCAATTTCGGCCTTGATGATCGCCAACCGTTTGATGACAAACCCGGTTGTGGTAACGCCATACTCAGTCATCAAATCTCCATTCGTCTACGGAAACGAAAGCGGAAGAACTGCGCCGGTTGTTGTTGTTACGATGAAGTCCATTGTCAAACTTCTCTCCCGTCTATTGAACGCATACTCAATCGGACTGTTGAGTTTTACAACCCCCGGCGTTCCGAGGATGACGCCCATAAAGACCGCATTCAGCGTTATCGGATTGAAATTTTTACCAAGAATGTTTTTGTACCACGGCGTCCCGAGATTTGTGTCAAGGAACCATTCACCCTTGACCATCGAAAGCCGCATCTGGATACGCTGTCCAACGACATCCGAACCAGATCCGACTTCGATGTCCATGCCATTGTTGAAATAAATATCGCCGGTGTCGTCCAACATTAAATCGGTACTCATGACAAAGTGCCCGTAACAGGGGCAGTGCCAGCGCCAACAGTAACGGCGGTCGCCGTGCCTGTGACATCGGCAGTCTTGACGAACGTATCAATAGCCGTGGCCAGCTTTTTTGCAATGTCCGCAGGGGTCTGCCCAGTGGCCGGTGGCGACGGAATCAGAGCCTCAAGGATTGCGGTTTCAAGCGTGGCTTTTACCAGTGCCATGATTACCCTCCAACGCTTACGTCGATTGAAATCATATCCGGCTCGGTCGAGGTTTCCGAACCCGGTTCAACCTTACCACTTTCACCTAAGAAAGGGCAAATGTGTTTGTGTCTATCAAAGAAAATAGAAAACGTTTCGCCCTTGACCGCTTTTTCCGCGTCGGTCTTTGCTCCAAGATAAGTTTGGCCCGTACTGCCAAATATGCCTTCGGCTTCTCCCCAAAACGTACCCTGCGCTTCGCCGGCCACTAGAATATCGCCGCCCGCATTAATGTTCGTGTCACCCGTCGTGTTGACGTTGGCCTCGCCCGCGTCCACATTCACCGTCGCCGCTGTCACGTTGACGCTTGCCGCCGCTGCAACGTTGACGTTGTGATTTGTCGAGACATTCACGTTGCCCGTTGAATCAATAGCAATCTTAGAAACATCTGCATCTGCTACTCTTCGAAACAATCCGAAGTCCGTTTGTTCGGCCAACGTCGGATCTGAAAATGTGAATGGGTAAAATCCAGGAACACATACAGCGTCGGTCATTTGATGCGAACGAATGTCCTGAGGATCAACGGTTACGCCCTCATTCGATTGCAGCCAATTGTCCAGCGATCGGTCTGAAACAATAAGCGCCACGATGTCGCCGGCTTCGACCGGCAAATTCAGAACAGCGTTCCGAGTTCGCGGCATGATAATAGGAACACGATCGATTTGCGGGAAGTCGGTCGGCTTCGCCCCCGGCAGATTGATTGTCTCTTTCATCAAGGGTTGGACCGTTGCGAAAAGAGGTTTGTCAGGTCCATCCCTATCGACGCTGATAATAATCGCAGGTGTCAACGTTCGCAAACCAAAAAGAAGATCTCGAACATACCGCATGAGAATTTCGTTACCCTGCGGCCGTGGATTGCTCACGGTTGAATCCCTTCCCAAATAGAAACGAACTCGCCGGATGAATCCGTATCTCCCATGTGTTGAACCGTGCTCACTTTATAATCGCCATTGAACTCCGTTTCAATGTCCATTTGCAAAGTTTGCTTTGACCAAACAGAAAGGGCGGGAACCAAGTTTACCCTACACTTCACAGAACCGTCCTCCTGCCGCTCAGGCACCCCCTGTACGCCGTTCCAAGGCATCCAAGGGCCCGATACACCTGATTCAACGATGCTCGTCATAGGAGCAAGGAAAAGAATGTTGTTGTCAAGAAACCAAATCAGATCATGCCGCACGACAAGACTGTCCATGATGTCGCGAGTAAATCCCCAAAGAGTTAGCCCTTGTGCAAAAAACGGCGAATAAACCGCCGTGGCTTCCGCAAGATGTGCCGCCTTCGCATTAATCGTATACGCCGCAACCACAGAAGCATAATCCGGCGAAACGCCGAAACCACGATCAATAGACGAACCATCTATGCCGACTTGTGATTTTTCAAACGATTTCTTCATCAGATCAAAAACTTGCAAAATTGTTACGCCCTTTTGCAACGGTTCAGTTGAAACAAACGACGCTAACCGATAAGCGAACTCACCCTCACCTGCCTCGATATCTGTAATGAAATCAGATCCCGACCGCTGATGAACACTGTGAATAATGTCAGCCCTAGAAACAATCGGCAGGGATTCAGCCGCCGAGTTATCATCGCCAATGTCGTCAGCATATCCAGCACGGATCGTGATGATGTTCCCAGGTGCGTCGATCAGCGCCCGGCTTGTTCTATTTAGATTGAAGATTTGAACTCGGAGTCGGTTCGGTTGCGAGGTGACAGTCTTGGTCACAGAGAAAGAAACGCGCAACGTATCAGGTCGGATGACAACTGTGTCGTCGCCAACAGCAGGGCCAATTGAAACATAGATTTTCCGCTTATACAGTCGTGCCATAATACACCAACGAGCATCGTCGCCCCGTTCCTAGTTCCCACCGACCTGGAGGAATGTTCTGCTGCGAACTATCAACGATAACGAACTCTCCGTCAGGAAGAGTATCATCGTTGAACTGACGAAACGGGACCCAGCCTGGAAGCAGCGGAACGCAAGTCTTGATCGGCGTATCGGGCTTTGTGCCGATTGACAAATACCACGATTTCGAGCGCGTATTCCAATAGACACGAATGTGGAATCTCTTTTTGTCAAGATTAATCCACATCGCTTGCGCCGGAATACGAAAATTGATTGGAATTGTTATCGTTGCCATTATACGTATCCGTCCACAATGAGCGCAATGAACACAGCCGCCGCAAGAATCGAAACTGCATCGGGGATTTGATGAGTCAAATAACCAAGGTCTTTCTCTGTAGTTAGTAAATCTTCCCCTGGCTTCATACTTTCCTTTTTGAGAATTAGTTTTTGTTCCAACTCGGCGGTGAACAAAAGCTGCCGGCCGATTTTCGCACTTCGCGGAACTACTAATCGTGTAATCGTCATTGACTTATAAAGATCAAAGCCGGTTGAAACATCGAACGGAGCGCCGCTTTTCCAAAGAGCCTTCAACAGCAACCAAGCATTGATGCTTGTCGGCATGATGCCAGCCCAATTCGTTACCGATCCAAGCCCGCCCATTCCACTTGTCACAGCGGACAAATACTGGACCGGCGTGTCTGTAATGGTTCCTTCGATTGTCAGCCGTTGCGGATGCGGCGTGTAATTATCAGATACCAAGGAACCGTCTTCAATTGGATGCTGACTTGTACTTGCGGTCAACTCATGGGTTTCGCTCAATGACGCATCCAGTTCAACGATTAGACCATCCGGCCCGCCAATCCAATCCTCATAGTAGTCACCGAACAGCGCAGCCAAAGGGTCGGTTTTCAAGACGGCCTCCGACATACCGCCTTCGATAAACTTTACCTTGATCGGCACATTCATTAACAGGGCGATACTCAAAGGGTTCTCCTATGGAATCGGCTTGACCATACTAATCGGCCCAACACCGAAGTCACTGGCCATCCGTCGTTCACGTCTTTCAATTTCATCAGCAATTGCTTTAGGATCAGAGCCCTCGATATTATATGTCACCGGACGATGAATTGTCATCTGATCTCCACCGCCCATAGACTGCGGAGAAACATCACGTCCAATGGCCGTTGACATTGCGGCAAGCGGATTGCTCCGCCCCATGAAATTGTTATCCATCAAGAACTGCTGGAATTTGATTTTCAAATCCTTAGAAAACCCCGGTGCGAAAATGCGGCTCAGTTCTTTTTCGATTTTGCTTTTCAACTTTTCAGCGCCGGTTATTTCAGCGTCACCAATATTGTATTCTTTGGGGCCAGCACCGCCAGCGTCAGCGCCAGCGGCGTCAATGGCATCTTTAGCTGCTGCGCTTTTCTCAGCAGCCGAGAGCGCTTTCACGTGTTTTACTCGACCATCTTTTCCAATTACCGACTCCCCTAGCCCGAATCTCCTTTCAATTTTGTTGAGACGTTTGAGCGCCTTTTCCCTATCCCAGACAGATTTATCATCAAGACCCTTCTTCAATCGCGCCATTGTCTTCATGTCGGTTTCGTCGGAACGTCTCCGATAAAAGTTTTCTCTCTCTTGGTAATGAGACTTCGCGTAACTACGTGCAGCTTTATCAAGGAGATCCGTTGCTATATAAAGAGCAGCAATAAGTGCGCCTACTCCAAGCGTCACCGCAGCAACCGAACCGGCAGCTGCCGTAGCGGTACCGCCCATCGCGGTAAAGGCTGCAACTGCCGCAGCCTGAAACGCAACGACCTTTCCAGTCGCGAACACCACACCAAGCGCGAAAGCAAGACCTTTGAGCGCTTCTTTATACTCCACTACAAAACTTATCATATCTCCAATATTATTGATCCATGAAGCTGCAGTTTCTTCAATCCCCTTCTGATTTTTTTCGAACCAGACAGTAAAAGCATCAGCCAATTCAAGAATCTTTGGAATCAGGTTAGTCCCGATCGTCTTGGCTGTATTGACGATCTTTTGTTTAAGTTGGCCCAACTTTTGAAGACCAGACGACATCTTAACATTAAACGCTATATCGAGTGCGCCACCAGCCTTTTCTAATTGCTTAATCCACTCTCGCATTTCGGGAATTGATTTACTTAACAATCCCATGAATTTTGAAGATGCCCGCTCACCCATGATCGCCCCGAGAGCAGCCGCCTTCGTTTTCGTTGTTTTATCCTTAAGAGCCGCAATGTAATCCTGCAAAACGTCAGGCATTGAACGCATTTCTTCATTTTGGTCATATATCGAAACTCCTAATTTATCGATCCAATATGCAGCTTCGCCGGTCGGTCTTGTTAATTTAGCAACGACCATCTTGAATGCCGTTCCGGCTTCCGAACCTTTGATACCGCCAGCAGCGAACAGCCCTAAGATACCAAGAGTTTCCTCCATCTTCATATTATACGCACCGGTAACAGGTCCCGCTTCACGCATTGCTGCGGTCAATTGAGGCAAGTTTGTTGCAGCAAGTTGGGTTGTTCTAAAAAGCTTGTCGGCTACTAGACCGGCTTGTGTCATCGGAATATTCAAACCCTTTGTCGTATCCGATAATTTTTCAATCGCATCACTTGGCATCAGACTACCGACCTTAGCCAACTTCAATCCAATTTCAGATAGCTCCATAAAGTCAGCAGTAAGAGCCTCAGCGCCAGTCGAAAGAACTTGATAGAAACCTTCATTGATGCTTTCAGCGCTCATATTCATCTGCTCAGAAAATTTTATTCCGAGATCGCCGAGTCCCTTCTCAATGTCGTCGAATTCTTTGCCAGTAGCAGTGACCATCGTCATTGTATTCTTGAGTGAGTCTTCAAACTTGAGGGCTGGGAGTACAAGACCGGCAATCATTGCCGCGCCGAAAGCCGCGAAATACTTACCTACGGTTCTGACTTTTTGGCCGAGCTTTCCAACAGCTTCGTTTACGCCTGTAACATTTTCCTTGGCACTGTCCACTGACGTAGCAAAAGCTTTCACCTTGCCGCTATCGACCTTGAAGCCCCAATGGGTTGTCAGTTTGCGAATAACACTCACGATCAACCCCCTTCTTGGTTTGCAGCTTCGACAATCATGTCCATAAAGTCGATTGCATCATTTGCATCTAAGAGGTCTGTCACAGACCAAAAACGTTCGATCTCTGCCAGTGAACCCTTATCAGCCAACACCACACGCCAAACCAACCATCTTTGTTTTAGGTGACTTGGGGGCCTGTAGCCTCTTCCACATCGCCGGCCGTTTCGGAACTGATCTCGCCAGGAATCGCTACGCCCTTGAAGATTGTCGCCATCAGAGCTATCGACAGCGTTTCCTTCAAGTCTGGCAAAAAATCCTCGAAGTTCGTCTCCAATACGAACAACATGACATCGGCAAGATGCTTGAGCTTACCAGCAAAATGAAGGTCAAAGGCGTCTTCACCCTGCATGACTTTACCATCAACCTTTACATTTTTACCAACGAGCCTGTGTATGAATACAGCGATGTTCTTCTCTGCCAATTGTCGAACAAGCGCTTCAATCGAATCGCCTAGTCCGGTTTCGGTACGGCCAAAACTTTCACCAAAAAACTGCGTTAACTCCGATAGGATGCTCAACCCTTCAGTGGCCGGAAACTGAGTACATTCGTACTCATGATCCCCGATAATCCGATCACGTGTTTCAATCATTTCGTTCTCCTACACGGCGCGGCGCAGGGTGGCGTCACGCGGTTTAGCTCCCGCCAAGGAACATCATGACATCGTCAGTATCAAACACCCACTCGCGTGCCCCACCGTCGCGGCCATAAGCCGCATCTGGCGGTTTCTCAATCCAGACATATTTTGCGACGTGCTTGTCTGTGCCAGAATTGTCCATTGCCACAAGCGGAACGACGCCCGAGTTCGTCAATTCGTCGGCCAACATCAACGCTGACATTGACGCATTCTGACTGCTTGTTTGTTTCAACCTCACCGTAATCTTTCCAGCTCGGTTGTTCGTTTTCGACCGCGATCCTTCACCCGTTGCGCCGATCTGTTTTGTGAACGACACCTCGTCACGCGTGACAACAAGGACGTCACCCTCTTCAAAATCAGAGAGGATATACGGACCAATCACTAACTTCATTTCTTTCAAATCCCACGTTTCCATTATTAACTCCTTCAAACGAATCGGTCGTTATGCGCTCACCGTGCCGCTGACGATGACGGTATGGATCGCGCCGGCCAACGCCTAGTCAAGGGCGGTTGTTCGTTTTCGACCGCGATCCTTCACCCGTTGCGCCGATCTGTTTTGTGAGCGACACCTCGTCACGCGTGACAACAAGAATGTCGCCCTCTTCAAAATCAGAGATGATATACGAACCAATCACTAGCTTCATTTCTTTCAAATCCCACGTTTTCATTATTTACTCCTTCAAACGAATCGGTCGTTATGCGCTCACCGTGCCGCTGACGATGACGGTATGGATCGCGCCGGCCAATGTGGCTTTCCACTTGATGTCAGTCAGCAATCGTGCGGATCGAGTTGCCGCTGCTACATCGGCCCGCTTCGGATACGTCAGATAGAATCCCAACGCCTCGTCAAGATCGGTGTCAAATGCTAAAAAACCGACGGTCTGCGCGATCTGCAAACGCATGGTGATCTGGTTGACAATCACCATAATCCCATCGTCAGTATATGGGACTTTGTTCGATGCCACGAGTGCGGAATAGATGTCTTCCTGCATCCGAGTTGTGAGCCAATCACGCCCGACAATGATGTCGATCCATTCGCCGGAATGAACACACCCTTCTCGAAAGATCGACGTTCCGCCGACACTGTCAAAGAAGTTCATGCGAAGCCCGCCAAGATCGCCGCCGCTCATTGGATCGCCGATCAGCCGAGCCTTCTGTGTTGGCGTAAGAGCGCAAACAACAAACCCATTTGGACTAGCGAATTTCCACGTCGCCGTTTCGGTGTCGAGGTCAACAGTCAGCCGCGAAGCAAAGATTCCGAAATCAAGCCACTGCTCGTTCGTGTCATCGGTGGCGTCTGCTTCGTTGTAGTAGCCTGTGCCGCGGGGGTCGTAGATCCCCATCGTGCGCTCAAAATCCATATCCGAGCAAGAGGCCGCAACCGAATCGCCGCCGTCATCTTCATCGACGGCATCCGTATCCGAACTTGCATAACTGAATACCGTGATTTCCGTTTCGGCTTTCGCCGCGCAAAGATACTGCGGAATTTTGGATCGGTCGACCAGTCCATAGGCGTACCACGCCGTCGAAGCAAGGCGGCACGCATCGAAGGCCTGAGCCATCGTCTCGCCGTAAAAACGAATATACGGGAAGTCGTCTTCAATGGCATCATCGAACTCAATGTCCAATCGACACGATGCACTTTCGTTGATCACAATAAACTTAGCCGGATCACCGCCCGGAATCGGATGCGCCGGAGTGAACTCAGCGAACACGCCGTCAATTGTCGCTGCGTTTATCGCATCGCGCCAACCCTCGAACAATTCATCGACATCAGTGACCGCGCCAGTCGTGAAAGCGCAATCGGTTTTGTTGACTGTGATTGTGTACTCGGTCAACGGAGTAACCGAAGCTCCGTTAAACGAAACGACGGCACCATACGGGAGTAACGTGAATTTTCCATCGCCCGCCGCAACGAAGGTTTCAACGGCGACCAGCGGAGTTCGCCCTTCGGTGCCTCTGACAATGAGCAACATCACCGGATCGTCGTCTTGCGTCAACGCCCCAGCGGTGAACGGAACGTCCTTGTCGTCCTTCACCGCTTGGACTAGTCCACCGATGATCGCCGCTGCGTCAGCATAGGCTGAGACATAAGTGATCGTTTTCGATTCCTCAGCCTCGTCGTCGTATTTCCAGTGAAGATCAAATGAATACGTTCCGATCGAGAGTGCAAGTCCGCCAAGTTCGAGGGCGAAATATAGCATCTTGATCCGACCAACAGCGAATGAACTCGGTTTCGGCGATGGCTTGAAATAGGCGTCGTAAGCCTGTTCAACCGGAAGATAGT